GCCAGCATCGTTTACGGATACAGAAGCTCTTGCTCTTGCATCTGTGTAGTAAAGGTTCGAACCTTCTGCCAAGTCACCAGTGTCAGCAGCAGCCATCTTTACATCCCAAGAGCCTGAGAAGTTAGCAGCAACTGTGGAGAAAGCTCCAGTTGAACTGTCGTAAGAAACAAGGTCTCCGTCAGCACTAACTGCTGCTCTAGCTCTTGAATCTAAGTAGTAAAGGTTTGTCGACCCTTCAGCAAGGTCGTCAGTGTCAAAGTTGTTAAGTTCTGCAATCTTTGTCGAAGCAATCGAACCAGAGAGCATGTCGTTGGTGATTCCACCAGCATCTACACTGATTGTGATAGCCTGTCCCGAAGCAGCAGCACTAAGTCCGTCTCCAGTATCAACTGTGAGAGATTGTCCAGCAGACAAGTCAATTTCGCCTGTTCCGCTGTCACCAGCGATTCCCAAAAGGGAACCAGCAGCAAGGTCGATCGCTTCAGCATGCGAATCACCTTCAAGTTGAAGGTAAAGTCTAGCTGCACCAGCCGAACCAGACGAGAAGAGGTAAACCCCTCCGCCCGGAGCGGATGCATCTACAGATCCAGAAATGTTCTGGATTTCTAGATGTCTTTTGTATTGAGTTACATCAAAATTAGCCATTTAGCAAATCCTCCTAAAGATTTATGGTTATAAGTTAAGAAAAAGACACACGAGGTGTGTCCATATATAATTAGTTTTTTAGAGAGGATTTAGAGGCTGAAAAAAGCCAAATAATACGAATTTGGCTGTAAACTATTGGAAGGAGGGGCTAAAAAAATTATCCAACACCGTGAGTATTGACACCTGAGCCGGAAAGTTCGTACATTTCGGAAGCAGGAATGCCTGTCAATTCGGCATACATATAAAAGCCCCCTAACGATGTTTGAGTGGGAGTGCCGTCACTAATATAGATCTCTTTGAACTTGCCTTCGATTTTGAGGGTGCATACAGATGCATCATAATTTGTATTACTAGCAAACAATGGCATTAGGTGATTTCCAGCAACAACACCGCCAGTAGCTCCATCCGCAGCAGAAACAAGATGAACTTTTAAGGCATCAGCATTTCCAGCAGATCCTGTGTTGACGAGTGTTATTGATTTAGCTACAGTTGGGAATTCAATCTTGACCTCTCCTCCGTTACCAACGAAAGAACCAGTCATGAATGGTTTTCCTGCTACTTGATATGCGGCTGAATTTCCTAATCCGCTCGCTCTTGGTGAATATATAGACATTTTTACTACTCCTAATCTTTATATCTTGCATCGTACTCTCTTTGGAGTCTCTTGATGGTTCTTCGTCTTTCTTCTTTCTTTCGTCTTCGTTTGGCCGCTGGCTTTTCGAAGAACATGAACTTTTGTCGCCATTCGTCTTGAATGCCTTCTTTTTTTACTTTTTTGATGAACCTCTTGATCATTCTTTCAGGAGACTCGTTTTTTCTTGGTGTCACTTCAACATGAACTGGTTTAGCTTTCTTTCCCATTTTGTACCTATTTTATTAGTTGTTTCCAAACATTTGCCCCACCAAGCAGACTTGAAATGTCTACTCCAGAGTCGCTTGGATCTACACCCTCTAATGCTGAAGAAGGTGCTCCTGTTGGTGCTGCTGGTGATCCTGCTTTTTTTATTGGTGTTGTGCCTTCAAAAAGGTCGACACCACCATAGGAATCTTTACCAATAGCATCAAGCATCTTTTTTCTTGTCTCGGCTAGTTTCTGCTTTTGCTTTTCTGCTGCTTCTAAACTAGCCTGCTCTGTAAAGGTCTGCTGTGTAGCAACTGGCTGTTGAACTGTCTGTGTTTGCCCCACTGCTTTTACTACTTCTGAAATGACACTCTTGAGAACACCCTCTTCGACGAGGACTTCTTTTACACTCTCTTTGATCATTTCTTTGAATTCGCTTTTCTTCATTTTAGTCCTTTACAATATCGTTCAAAAGTCTGTTGATCTTGTCGGCTTTAGTCCAAACATTTGGCTCTTTGCTTTCTCTCATCATGAAAGCACCAGTTGTGGAAGGTTCTGATACCATATCAAAACAGATCAACTGAAAATCGTCGTTTACTCTTGCTGCTCCGTTGTTTTCGTCAACAGTTCCCAAGCCACGAGAAGAAATGCCAACCTGACAGCCACCTTCAACAAGTGCTCTCAAAGTCTTGCCTGCTGGTGTGTCAAGCACTCTGATCTTTCCCATAACATCTTTGCCTTCAAACCAAATGTCTGTGACAAGGTGAGAAGCATTAGCGAGATTAACAATAGAAGACTCTGGGTGGTCTAACTCTCCCAAAGCTCTCTTTTCTTTTACCAACTTCTTGTAGTTCTCTACTTCTCTTTCAAGTACTCTCATAGGGTAAACTCTACCATTTCCGTTCTGTGCTTCTGCTCTTTGCATAACACCAGAAAGAATAAGCCCACCATTGGAGACAAATCTTTTTTCTTCCTCTGTGAGAAGATCTTGGCATGTACCACCCTCACAAAGCTGATAAAACTCTGTTAATAACATTTTACTCATAATAACAATCCTTTGACGGGCACCACCCGTGCGAGTTAGGAGCCTCTACAGCATCTTCTAACTGGTTGTAATCTCCATTTTGCTGTCATTTTGACCTCCTATTTACTCGTGAATATTGTTTATCTTTATTCCACTATCGCTAATAACAACATTCAAAGCATACGATGTTGCCGAAGCAATGCATCCCAAAATGAGTAAATTAGCGATATTATACTCAAAATTAAATAGTTCAGTGTAACCATTTATACCGAACAAAAATACCCCGACCCAAAAACCCGTACACATCGGGCAATGGATAAGTGCTCCAAACCAATCAGATTTTTCTAAAATCCATTCTCTGGCTGTTTCAAAAATGCTTCCGTAAACTAAGATTTGGGTCATTCCCCAAGAGGCGAGAATAAAATATAAAAGTTCCACTATTCGTACCTATACATCCCTGCTAGTCCATAATAATAACCCGGATAACCCGGACTAAGTGTTCCTTTCTTCTCTTCCTGTGGGACTTCACCAAGTTCGGTGCTGTCTTCTTTATCTGGGTGAAGTACTCTATCTTCTTCGGTTTCTTCCACATACTCGAATGATTTCATATAGCCCTGTTCTTCTTTCATGAAACCAGCAATGTTATAGAGCACTATTTCTGTGAGGTTGTCTACTTTAGCTTCCTTTGGATAGGTTGCTTCGATAGATCCAAATACATTTGATCCTTTTACAGATTCTGGCAGGATAACTCCTTTCTTGAAAAGGTAATCGAAAAGTCTGTTTTGGCTTTTGTAGACCAACTCACCAAAGTCCTTCTTTGAATAAGCAGTTACTTTGCCTGTCTTTTCGTCCAAAACAATATCCATATCAATGTGATTAAAAACCATAATCTGACCAGAAAGAGATCGCTTCATGTCGAGATTCTTGATCTCTCCCTCCATCACATCTAATGGTAACTGATTTTTGATATTGATTTTAATAGCCATTTTAGTTTTTTATTTCCCTAGCCAATTCTTGGATCTTCAAGATCTTTTTGAGATCTCCATCTTCTAAAGGCTTTTGGCTGAAACCTTCTAAAAGACCTAATACTTGATCTGCTTTTTGAAGCATATCTTTATCTTCTTTGAATTCTTTTGTTTCTTTTGCCTCGGATACCTGATCCTTGAGTCGACCGATTTCATCGTTCAAGTAGATTTGAAACTCAAGGTCTCCACCTACACCAGAGCCGATAAACCTAGAAAGCAATGCTTTCTGTTCTTCCAGCAAGCCAGAGTATTCTTTGTTGAATCTCTCAACAAAAGATGTGAATACAAGATTGTCAATGTGTCTAAGTTCTTTCTTTTCAACCTGCTGTGTTGCTTCGGTCATAATCTGAAGAGCATCTTCTTCGAGGAGCACTCTCTCTTTAGCAGAAAGGTCAAGGTTATTGAATACTTGGTGAAGTGTAGCTAAGTTCTTGTAGTTTGGAACAAAAGTAGTAAACACATCTTTCGAAAGCTCTTTGTTGATTCTAGAAATCATCTGGCTTTGCTCGACGAAAAGCTGCTTCTTGTTCAATACAGAATACTCAATCTTAGATTCGGAAAGGATCTTTTCGGCAATGTTCTGCTTTGTATCCTTTGTTTCTAAGATATTCTTGTAGATGCGAACTTCTCTACCCATGGTAGTATCAGTGTTGAAATGCTCTTTTACAATATTCAAGATAGTTTCTCTTCTATCTTGATCTTTTTCAACAGTAGCCTTGGTGAGTTCCCTTACAAGTGCTTCGTAAAGAAAAATAGTATTTCTTTTCTTGTTGTGTTTAATTTTCGCTGACATTCTTCTTTGTCTCCAATTCTGTAATCAATGCTTTTACTTGGTTATTGATTTCAAAGATTTTCTCTTCTTCTTTCTTATAATTAGATTCGTGTTCCTCAGAAATCCCTCTTGCCAATCTGGAAAGATCAGAGTACCCTTTATTGATATTTCTAGAGGTACTGCTGGCTAAGTTGCTTCCGGCATCTGAACTCATCTGCCTTTGCATTGCTCTCTTGCCTGAAAGGTCAGTTTTTTTCTCATACCACTTGCCCTTTGAAGCAGGAGTTGTTGTGAAGGTTTTACCCTTTACTCTCTTTTCCATTTTGTCATCTCTGTTAGCCGGTGGTACTGCTAAAAGATTTGTTTCTGGTTCTTCTGCTGCTGGCTCACCGCCACCAAGACCAAGGTCGGCTCCTTCTTCTTCTCCGCCAAGGTCCAAGCCGCCTTCTTCGCCCCCGAGGTCAGGAGCACCTTCTTCGCCTCCACCTCCAAGCAAGCCTCCGAGACCACCGCCGCCCGCTGCTGGTTCGGCTTCTGCTGCCTGATCTAACTGAGCAGTCACTATTCTGTCATGGAACATTTCTCTTTGGTTTCTCAAGAACTCTTCTTCTGAAATTGCAAAGAGATTTTCTGCAATCCATCGCTTTGAGAAAAACCCTTCTGCTGCGGCTGAAGCAACATCAAATTTAGTTCTCCACTGCTCCAAGTCTTGAAGTTCAGCAATCTTGGAAGGATTGTTCATTGAGAGCTTGAAAGAAATAAGATCGTTTTCTCTGTATCCCAAAGTGAAAAGGTGAATGATAGCAATCTTTTCCAACTCTGTAATAACAACTCTTTGTAATCTTTGGATTGTTCTCGCAAAACGAATGTCTTTTTGAGCAAGAGTTGCCTTGTCTTCATCAGCACCTTCACCACGGAAAAGGTAAGATTGTGGGACCTTAAGTGCCGAAAACAACTTGTCTTTTAGATACTTTACATCGTCGATGTCTCCAGTGTAAGTTCCTCCGGGCAGACTTTCAACTCTTGTCGACTGCCCAGCACGAGAAGGAATGAAGTAATCTTCATCAACTGACATAGGATTGTAGCGAAGATCAACACGACCAGTATCAGAATCAACAACTTGATTTCTCTTCATCGATGTCATGACCTTCTGCATATACTGTTCAACATCATTAGGAGCCATGTTTCCGACATCAACATAGAAAACTCTTCTTTCTGGTGAGCGGACAATACGATAGGCCATCATAGCATCTTCAAGAAGAGTAAGTTGCCTAAAGATCCTTCTTGCTGGATCTAAAACAGAAGTTCCATATGGTGCATACTTGTCGTTTCCAAGGATGCGGAAATGGGCAACCTGCCAGTTTTCAAATGTAAGACCAGCCGAATTCCATTGATATTGAACATAATTTGGATTTGTTTTATCTTGACCCTCTAGTCTTTCAACTTCTCTCAAGGGAAGGCTGATTACATTCTCAACACCTGTCTTTTCATCAATATCCAAATAAAGGATATAGTCTCCGTACTTACACAGAGTTCTGCACCAATTGAAAATATTGTGTTCCACATTCAATACATTGTGGAAAAGAGAATTGAGAATAATTTTGATCTCTTCGTTTTGGCAGTGAATATTGAGAAGGGGCTTCATGGGAGAGGATGTGGTCATCTCGTCAGCATAAATATCAAGGGCAGAAGCAATGATCGGCTCATATTCCATTTGATCAAAGTCAACATATCTTTGAAGCCTAGATTGATTCAGATAAACATTTGCCGCCAAATCAGAAAATGGATTGTATTCCATCTTCTTAAACTGCTTTCCAGAAGCAGAAGTAAACTTGCTAGAATACTTTTCTAGTTCCGATCTTCTATTCTGGTTTACATTTTGTGCTCTGTAATTGACAATAGGACCAGAGAAAAGTCTAGTCAACCTCTTAAAAAGAGGTGAGGCTGGATTTCTTACATTTTTACCATTTCCATTTCTTGCTGCCATCTTGCTTATCCTTTCAGAATCCAATTATATTTCATTTGTTCTTTTATTCTATCACTTGTTGCGACTGATTTATAGCCCTGTTGACCCGGAATTGTCGTGTTTAGTTCACTTTTTGATCTGGTCATTGTGCTAAGAAATGCTTTTGAGTATTCTACATCTCGCTGATTTGTTTCAAGTGCGGTGTCTCTAACCCAGCAGCCAATCGCAAAAGCCATTACAAGGTCGTCGTTATACATTCGCATTGCCTGTGGACGACCGTTCTGCCAAACAAATGTCTCTAACTCATTAAATAGTCTAGCAGAATATATTCTAACTAGTTTATTTCTAATGAATTCTTCCATTTTCGCCACAATCAAAGGTCTGGTCTTAGAGGTAGTCGAAAACCCAGCAACGGCATTTGTGCTAGTTTCTCCTATATAAGATTCGACATATTCGTGTGTAGACTTGATTGAGTAGTAAAGATTTGGATAAGCCAAGTCCCTGAGTTTATCTAAGACGGCAAAACCAACAGAGTTGTTCTCGATGACCATTAGACACTCGCCGAACTCTTTGCCTACTTCATTCAACATATTGGCGAAAAGGTCTGGTGTGATCTTTGATTTGTACTCTGCGATAATCTCCATTGTTTCCAATTTGAAAATGTGGAATACAGAACTATCTTTGTCATCTCCACGAGCAACATCGGCTACAAGAAGATAGCTTGCTCCGGGTTGGTACTCTTCCCAAATCCAAAAGTTTCTATCAAAACCTGTTTTATATTTTGGTTCTGTCAGACCTTCTTTGATTTTCGCCATATCGTCGGGGTGAATAACAGTTTCACCAGACATATTGAAGTTGCACTCATACTCTTGGGCAATCTGCCTTTGAGACATATTTCTAGTTTCTTCCTCGAACCATTCTTGGTCTCGGTCAGGATGAACATCCCAAGGAAGAACTGTTGGGAAAAAGTCGTTGTTGCCTGTTTCAGCATCAACATAGGTTTGGTGGAACCAGTTTCCTACACCATTTGGGGTAGATAGAGCGATACAACGACCCCCTGTTGACAAGGTAGGATAAAGACCTGTCCAGAGTTCATCAAGCCCTTCAACATGTGCAGCCTCGTCAATAACAAGGAGGGACAAAGCTTCGGAACGACCAGCATCGCCAGAAGTTGTAGAGGCTTTGATCTGAGAACCGTTGTTTAATTCGAATGAAGTTCTGTTATCGATAGAGATACTAGCAATCTGCATCCACTCTGGTAGGTTTTTGATGATTGCTTTTACTTTCTTGACCAAGTTTGCTGCTGTTTGGAACTTGGTAGCCATAACCAAGATGTTTTTATCTCGGTGAAAAAGCATCATCCAAGACACATAAGCAGCAGTGATGGTAGAAATACCCAACTGTCGACCCTTCAGGATAATATTGAAGCGGTGATCGTTGAAATCGGTTAGTAGTTGGGTTTGGAAATCGTAGGTCTTGAATGGTACCAAGCCTTTGATTGGGTGCGAGATCCTCGCATAGTTGTTGATAAAGAAGTTAGGATCTTTACCACACTTGACTATTTCCGCAAGGATTTCTTTTTTGGATAGTTTGTAAGCCATTTCTCACAGTGATTAGTTTTTAGCAGCCTTCAACCAGTTCTTGATGCTCTCGTTGAGATCTGCTGGCTTATCCTCTTCTAATACCCCTTGGGCACCACCGATCTTGTAGATTGAAGAAGTCTGGTACCAAGTACGGAAGTTGGACATCTTTTGAACTAAGATATCAGTTTCGCCTTCTTTTGTCAAGCGAAGATTTCCGCCTGCTGCTCCTCTGTATTCTTTCTGAATAAAAGAAATGATATCAGCAATCTTTTGATCAACCATTCCTTCGAAGTCTGGCTGTTGAACATTCTTGATAGTACACTCAGAAGAATAACTCAAGATCATCTTGTCACCTTGAAAGCGAACCTTAAAGCCGTCAACAAGTCTGCTGTCTGTTACAACATTGTCGACTTCTCTACGAAGACCAATCTTTATTGGATTGCCTTCTTCGTCAAGTGCTCCGTCATATCCTTTCTGTCCTACGATGTTCTGGATTGTCTGTACGACATCTAAAATATTAGCCATTTTTATTCCCCTTATAAAAGTTTCCTAGAAACTCTACTCTTTGGTCTAAGTCCATCCACCTTTCTTCTCTGCCTTCAACAAAATGCATATAACACTTGTAGCAGCAGTCATACTTATTCATATATACATCGTCTTTTGGACTAAATGAATACTCAAAGCAAGCCGGACAAACACGGTCTTCGTCTTTAGTAAGTAGTTTTTTTGATAGGAAAAAACCATCTTTGTTTATCTTTTCAGTATGTTCGCTTCTTTTGAGTTGTTTTTTATATACTCTCTTAATTTGTTCAAGATAGTCAAGTTCCTTTTCCTTGGTCCATCCGGACTTTGGATTGGTGATTGTCTGGGGACCGTATTTCTTTGAGATTGCTTGTTCTATCTTTGCGATAGTGTTTAGATCAGGTGTCTTCATCATGCCCTATTATAGGTTTATTTTATCTAGTTTTTCAGCCAAAAGATCAAGTTTCTTTTCTAGGTTGATTATTTTTTTGTCTTGGGCTTTTACACCCTCGACCAAGAATGAGATGATACGGATATAATCCATGCTGTTTACATGTTCGCCGTCTTGGGCGAACTCAACGATTTCTGGTAAGACCTTGCCGACTTCCTCTGCGATAAATCCATAGTCAAGTTTTCCTGTGTCTTTCCAGACATAGGATACACCGTCTAGTTTCTTGAGAGTTTCCAATGGATCGACTAAGGGTTTTACTTCTTTCTTGTAGCGAATAGAAGAGTAAGTAAGGTAAGCATTTGCTTTGATTTGTCCTGAAGCATCACTATTGTCTGGTAAGGTGATCGCATGTGTAATGTCGTCTTCTGCGACACCTATTCCAAGGTTACTATCGATATACACATGAGATCCAGAAATAACAACTCCGCAATCAGAGCCAGAAAGTTCTAAGAAATCTCCTTCTCCATTTCTAAATCTGATGTAGCTCTCTTTGTTGTCTCCAAAGAAAAGTTTGGTATTATCACCAAAAATCATATTCCCAATAGTTCCGTCTGTTTTATCGCTAGTAATCTGAACTTCACCACCAATACGAAGTGGCGAAGCACCTTGGAGTGTTCCAGCAATCTGAATGGTTGATCCAGAAAGAACAATACCATTGGCAGAACCAGAAATAACCATAAAGTCATCGCCGTTTTCATTGTACTCTATGTGGCAGTCGTCATTGTCTCCAAAGATTATCTTTTCGTCGTCTGGTATGTTGATGTCTCCGTTGGCATCAATCGTCCATCTATCGGCTGTTGTTCCGCCTACCCTTGTTGAAATACCAAATACACTATTTCCATTTGTGTCTGAACCGTTGGCATCCCACCGCATAGTTCCTGCTGTTACAAAACTAGATCCATTGTAAGCCTCGGCATTGAATCTAAAGAAGTAATCTGTAGCAGCCACAGCAGAAGGAGATGCTGCTGTTCCCCTTGCTTTTCTTGAGCGAAGGTCCGGGGCATCTTGGCTGTTGTCGTATTGAGACAATCTTATTTGTGCTGTCTGTGAAGATTCACCGACAATATGTAATCTTGTTGATGGAGAAGTGGTGCCGATTCCAAGGTTGCCATTTACAAATAAATCATTTTGGAACTGACCGTCTCCGCTAGACGGGATACCAAACACAGGGGCTCCATCATCGCCCCCAATACCACTTGTTGGAACTCCAACACCAAAAACAGCCGCACCACCGACAATAACATTAGAAGAGGCAGACACTTGACCGTCGACGGTAAGGGTGTGAGTTGGAGTAGTTGTGTTTATACCAACTCTATTGACCGAAGAGGATACATAAATAGTATCGTCTTGAATTGCTTGATCTGTAGAACTTCCTATAAAAATGTTGCCTTCGTCTAGATTTGGTGTAGCATTTGTTCTGCCAGCACCACCAACTTTTACTTGACCAGCACTCGCATCAACTCTTAGAACTCTACCAATATTCTGAATAAGGGCACCAGATCCAGTTGGAGCAGAATTGGTTAGACTACCTGATACTCCGCTAGAACCGGTTTGGACATACAAGGTATCGCCTTCTGAAAATCCGTCGGTGTCCATTCCCCTAAGAGAACCAAAGGTAACAATCCTAACTTCTGTGCCGGGGTTCGAAGTGCCGTCCGCAACCAATCCCATAGCAGGCATTTTACTTGGATCATCTGCCGCTGCCAAAGCAATTGTTGGTGTGTTTCCAGAAACTCCGTCAACATAAACGACTTGACCTCTGGTTAACTGTGCCCCTTCATTATTGATTGCTGTAAAAGAAACGGCACCATCATAGAAGTTTCCATAAAGGTTTTCGTATTTGTTGTCTACTTCGCCTAAATCATAGGTGCCATCGGACAAAGGAATGATGTGAGAAGAACTTAAGTAACCATTGGCAACAGTAGACCCTGTGATAGAAAGCTTAGAGCCGTCGAATGTAAAGTTGGATGAAGCACCGAATTCGCCATTATTATTATATTGGATTTCAGTGTTTGCCCCTGCTGGATCAGTACTGGTTTGTAATTGACTTATTTCTACTCTTTTTACATTGTTGGCATCATCAGCATCAGCTAAAAGAATAAGGTCGGAATCTGTAACTGTTATGCCAGTTCCATCAGTGGCATTTGCAATATCAACAGAAAATACCCCTGAAGAGGCTGCGATTCCGTTTCCAGCCATGGCTGTTGCTAAATCAGCAACACTTTCTTTTTTCGAAGCATTACTGTCATCGGCATCAATGTATACAATACTGTCGGCACTGACATCTATGGGCACATCTGTCAAACTGTCTAGATCTAATGCTAGAGATACATCACCGCTAGTTCCCCCTCCAGACAATCCTAGTCCGGCCGTAACACCAGTAATGTCACCTGCAACCTGAGATTGTTGTGCTTGTTGTCTGATCAAAGACATTAGCTTGGCATGACTATACTTTCCAATCGCCATTAGTTTCTAATCTCCACAGCGACAGCAAAGATACTAACAGACAAGACTATTCCGCCGATAACTCCTCCAGCAAACCACCAGTGTGAGTAGTCGTTTGGGCTTTTTAGTGCTAGTTCTTGTAGCCGCTTGTTCTCCTCATCCTTTATATTGAGAAGACTTGTGTATTTTTCATTAGCAGAGTTTAGTTTGATCTCGCTGATTTTCAGGTCGAGTTCCAACTTTGCTCTGAGTATTTCCAGTTCCCTATCCATTTCTATTTTACACTCTTCTGCCGTGTATTTTTGGTCAGTTAGGACTTTGGCTGCTGCTTTCGTATCCATTAGGATACCTGTGAAAGGTGCTCGCTTGCCCTTCTGGATCTGAGTTATAACTCCCTCTTGTGCCCAAGCAGGGAAAGCAAAGAGTATAACTAAGATTATGGATAGTAGTTGTTTCATTCTTTCTTTACCAGTTCCTTATTTACAATATCATAGCCTTCCACAACTCCTACCTTTTCGTAGTCAAAGCCGGGGAGTAAGGCAATCTTCTGCTCTGGGAACTTACCATTCACAATAAACGAACAAGCCTGACCTACCACTTCTGTAAATAGTGCTGGGTGGGACTTAGGAGGCATTGTTTGTAAATGAGCATTATAAGAAGCAATCTCGCCTTTCGCATCGAATTCGGTGCCTCGCTGAATATGCGACATGTAATCATGGATTGCTCTAAACTTAGCATTTGTTTCTGGGTCGAAAATGTCGTGTTCCGCATCAAGAGTAGAAATCTTGAGGACACCATTTTGCTGAACATCCTGTCTTAGTTCTGCCGCATTTTCGTATGGGTGCTCTGGAACAAACTGAACATCAACAACACCTTCGATCCGCTTGAACATCTTATCTACAAATGGTTTCATTGCCTCGAACGAACTAGCAGCAGCAGGATCGAACTTAGGTGCCTTAGCATAAGCCTCGGCTACTAGTTGGCAATACTTATCCCAGCCGTTTGGTCCGGGTTTCAGCATTAGTTTCTCGTTCATTACAAACTTTCGCCATTCTGTTATAATCTCTTTCATTGTTCCTCCACCAACTCCTTGACTTGCTCTGGGCTTCTTAGGTTATAGCCTTCTGGATTGAGTTGGGCTGGACTGTTTCCTTTGCTTACCTCTTTCCACCAAGCCTCCCAAGTTCCGGGTTGGGCTTTGTTTTTTATGTGGTTATAAGTAATGATAATAGGAATGTCTATGTCTAAAACTTTTCCAGCCATTACTCTGTGGTGTCCGTCGCCAAAGCCAAAAACACCGTCCATAAAAACTGTGACTTCTACTGGATTGCTTTTTGTATCAACAGTTTCAGCCCATTTTCTTTTTTCTTCGTCTCCGAGTTTTAGAAAGTTTCTCCACTTTGGCTCGGTTCTGTATTCTCCCATATGAGATTTCAGAAACCTTGCTGGAAACATTATCGTTTCTTTTTCTTCGTTGATAAACTTATTCCAGTTTTCGAGTAGCCGCTTCATTACTCTTCACCTATGTGTGAAATACCAAACCTTTCTGCTAATAACTTAGACAGATTGCTTGGGTCTTCGCTGTTTTCTGCTACAAGTTTCTTGACTTCCTCTCGCTTTTTGTCCGAGAGTTCTTCTTTTTTATTCTCGTAGTCTTTTTCTATCTGGGCGATAATCTGGTGGTATCTGGCTAGTTCCTCGTCCCTCAAAGCAATCTCTTTCTGGTGAGTGCTGGTGAGTACTTCGATTTCCTCTTTGTGTGCTTTGTCTTTTATTCCCAAAGCAGCCTTGGCTTTATCAGCATGGCTTTTGAAAAATACCCACACAAATACAGTATAGGCTACGGCGGCAAGGATTTTCCAATACTTTTTGGCGAACTCCCAAACCTTCGCAGACCAAATCTTTGCTACTAGCCAAAATTCCATCATCGTCCGTGCTTCCATTGTGTTGCGATGTCTGCTAATCCCTGAATGCCAATGTAAGCCAAGGAAATAGCAACCCAGTCGCCTGATTGTAATGGTAGTGTTTCGGTAAGCATAAGCCCTGTGGCTGTAAGCCATACCATAAGTTTTCTAGAAATAAGCTTACTCAAAAAGCTATCAACTGCATGTCTCAACATTTTACCCTCCACTAGGTCTTCTGAAGTTTAGTTTTTCTACTGGGTATACTTTTACTATTTCCCATTCGGGGTTTGTATCAGCAAGGATCTTTCTTATCTTTTCCTCGTCATATTGATCGTATGGAGCCGATATATAAAGAATATGTCTCTTTATTTTACTTTCTTCTGTTCGATACTTTACAATCCAGTAGTCATCCCACTTCATTATCTAACCTAATAAGTTTGTTTTTTCAAAAAAAGCCAAGGAAATAAACACTCCAGAAATAATCCAAAGTGCTGTATCCATTGGCGGTATTACAACGAAACCAAAGCAATAAAAGATCAAAGCCTTTGCGAGGTTGGATTGAAAAAATCGCTTTAGGTCCATAAACTAAATAGTTTGATTTATTGATTTACACAGGCAAAACCATTTACTTTATCAATCTCAATAGTGAGGTCGGCGACATCCTTGAGACTATCGACATGAGAGATAAGCAAAACTGTTTGATAATAAGACTTTACCATATCAAGAATACGGATAAATCCTTCCATATTTTCTGCATCGAGGGCAGTTGCGGGTTCGTCGAGGATAAAAATATTTGATTTCGGCAAAGAAGATACCGAAAGGAGGGACAAACGAATAGCCATAGCAGCAATAGTCTTTTCAGCACCAGAGCCCATTTCAATTGGTCGGGCTTCATACTTAGGGTGCTTGATAAAGATATCCAACTTGTTGCCTTCGCTCTCGAAGAATACCTCAAAATCAACTACATTAGCCAATACTTTGCTGATTTCTTCGTTGATTACTGGTAGTTTCTTCTTGATAACATCCAAAGAGATGCCGTTGGTATGCATACACCGCATAAACAAGTCATAGGCAGCAAAGTTATCTCGCAGAGTTTCCATTTCTTCTTTCTGGTTAGTAAGATTTTCTAATCTCTGCTCCAGCGAACCTCGCTCTTTGATTAGACCAATAATCTCTTCGTTACACTCGTCCAAGATTATTTGCTGTGCTTTGAGGTTATTTTGCTGTTCTGCCTTTTGTTCGAGCAGTTCTTCCAAGTTCTCAATAGCCTCACGGTTTTCCTCGTATTCCTCTATTTTTCCTTGGAGTTTTTCGATTTCTAGATTGAGTGTAGATACTTTACTCTCGTTCTTCTCGACCACAAGTTCGTTTTGGTTGATAGTATTGTAGATATCGTCTCGCATTTCGAGAACTTCTTCGTACTTATCAATCTTTCGCTCGATTGTTTTAGGGTTGAGTTGCTCAATGTCCTCATAGAGTGTTTCGCTTTCATTGCGAAGGTCTCTGAGGTTCTGCTCGATAACAACAACATTGCCCTGAGCATTGTAAGCATCTTTGATAAACTTACAAGAAGAGAATTCATCACCACAAGGAACTTCCAAGAGAAGTTTTACCTTGTTCTTGTTCTGCTCCAATCGGTACTCTTGCTGTTCGATTGTCTGGTTTGTGCCTTCCAAAACAATCTGCTTTTCGGCAATCTCTTTTTGAACGGCACGGAGCGAATCAATGTCGAAACTCTCTAAGGCTTCGTTGATTCGCTGGTGATCTACTCTTTTTGTTTTATTTTCTTCTTTGAGTTCGTTGATTTGATTGGTAAGAGTCTTGACCTCTTTTTGCTTAGAGATCTGCTCTTCCTTGACCTCAACGATATTGATTATCTCTGCTGGGATAGAACCAATCTTCCGGTCAATCTCGCTGATAGAGTTTTCAGTCCTCGTGATTGCTTCGGAGTATTTACGACATTTCTGCTCTTGCTTTTCTTTTGAGGAAGAGTTTTGTTCAAGTGCTTCTGTGGTATCTGCGATATCGGTCTCATATTCTTTGCCCTCCAATAGTTTTAGGGCTCCCTTCATATCCGCAGCATCTTCTTTGGCTTTCTTGAACTTCTTTTCAAAGATCAAGAGGTCAAGAAACTTGCCTAAGATTTCTTTTCGCTTTGTGGAGCCTTCATTGATAAAGGTGAGACTACCCACTTGAGACGACATAGAAGTCAGCAGGAAATCGTCTACTGTTCCAAACATCTTACGAATGTTCTTGTCTGTGCCGTTTCTGCTATCTCCGTTGAGTTCTTCCTCCTCTTGAGTTACATGGTCGTAGCAGGAAAAATTGATGTCGGTTTTAGCCTCTAGGGTTTCCTCACCTTTGAGTTTCTTGATATACTTAGTTGACTCTCTCTCAATTAGAAAATCTTTTTCACCAATAGCAATCTCAAGGCGACCACATCCTCTATCTTTATTCTGGTTGATTACATTTAGATTTTTCCTTTCGTTCTTGCTGGTAGAATTGAAGAGAGTGTACAGGAATCCGTCAATAATCGAAGACTTACCAGAGTAGTTCTTACCAAAAATACCAACGATTCCGTTGAGTTTGGTAAAATCTACCTTGTTTCCTTCGCCATAGTTGAAGAGGTTGTCCCACTCAAATGATTTGAGCGACCAGTTGATGTTTCTGGCTACCTCTTCTTCCTCTTCTGCCATAGTATTGTATCGTCGATTGAGGGAATAAACTTTTTCCAAAGTCTCTTCTGAAGCCTCAAAATCTTTGAGATACTCTTTGATTAGCTTTTCTTGGGTCTTGATGTCTCGCAAGTCTTCTGTGTCAAGTCCGTCAGTCAAATTCTTTACATCTGCTCGCTGACCAGATGCTTTGTTGAGAAAAGTTACACTTTCAGGCTTGAAACGAGTTCTGGAAATATCCATTGCTCGTCGCATAACATCGAGGGGCAGGTTGTTCTGAGACACCAAGCGAAGTCGTGCTCCATTGGGGACATCCAAGTTCTTGGGCATCTTTCCCTTTGGGGTAAGTTCGATAGTGATAAATGGCTTTGGGTTTGTAAGCGAATAGTGCTCGCAAGTAAAGTTTTCTTTATCTGCAATATCCCAAAGCAAAAATCCTTTATCAGGGGTCTCGCCAAAATTCTGCTGAACCAGAGAGCCGGGATAAGCAACTCGCCCTTCGTCGTCTAGTTTCTGGTATGTCTTGTGAATGTCTCCGAGCAAAACATAGTCAAATGGAGCAAACTGCTGTATGTTTATGTCTCCGTGGTCCATTACCCAGCCAGTATCAGTAGTAACACCAGCAACAGAGCCGTGGAAAAGAGCAATATTTACTTTGCTTTCGTCTGTTGGGTCAACCCACTTGTCCTCATCGACAACAGACAAGACATTCAGAACAAAGCCATTACCCAAATCTACCTCTTGTGAGAACTTGTGGAAGTGAATGTCCTTGTGGTCTAGTGCCTCGACAATCGGAGTTACAGCATCAATGCGACCCGGATTACGAAGGTTGAGGTCGTGGTTCCCCAAGATCACATGAAGGGGTGCTATGTCTGCTAAGTTCTCAAAAAACTTGGCGGTCATGTGAAAATAAGCAGGGCTTAGTTGTAGTTTAGTGTGTGCTGTATCACCAGTGTTTACAATAATGTCTGGCTTGAGTTCTCGCAGTTTAGCATAGAGTTCCTCAAATACAGCAGTGTATTCTTCGTGGTATCGGTGGTTCCGAATGTGAATGTCACTTACATGTGCGATCTTCATTTTGCCTTCCTTACTAATTCAAGTTCTTTGTTCCACACTGGAACTGGGTATTTTGACCCCATTGGTATAACCATGTAATAGTACCTATTCCAATCATGATTAGCCCCTTGTATTTTGCCTTTTACTTCTGAGATTATGCCGAGAGTTTCTAGACTGTCCTTTACCATTACGAGGTCTCCGACTTCGAAGGCTGGAGAATGTCTAAAAACTTTATTGGCATCATGTCTTTCTGGTTGTTGTCTATCCATCTTATCCAAGCAACATCCTTTTCTTCGTCTATCTCCACTACGATTGCTAGTGGATTTTCTTCTGGTAGCCCTATTGGACTTAGATAATAAACTAAATCACCAACTTTCATTCTTCTCGGTTGTCTTTATAGATACGAGCAGATGTGCCAACCAGACCATCTACCAAATCGCTGGAGCTTTGGACTTTTCCTCCGCCTACTCCCCAAATAAGGTGGACATTTAGTTCTTTTGCTACTGGGATCTCTGGGATATTGTCAGAAGTTCTGTCTCCTCCGTTGGCAAATGCTACCTTGAAGTTAGGCCACAATGCTCGAACCTTTCGCAAAAGGTCACAGGCAGAGTTATCGTCGTCGTCAAACGACATAGCCTTTGATACACCCCTTGTACCTTGTACCATTTCAACTCTTTCGTCGTGGGGCATAAAAATATAACCCTTCTTTCTCATCAACCATTCGTCAGAGTTCACCCCGACAATAACAATCTCTGCCATTTTAGCAGATTCTTGGATCATACGAAGGTGACCGACATGCATTGGGTCAAATCCTCCACTTAGAACAATCACATCATAGTACATTTTATTCTCCTAATAAAAAAGCTCCCCTACATAATAG